ATATCGACCCCCTCAACGATTGCGACGACTCCTGCACGCTTGTCGTAGTCCCCAAGGACGCTGGAGAACTCAATGGCTCCGATGCGTTGGAACTGGTCAATGGTCAGGTCTTGGAGTTTCATAGCCATAACTTAGGTCTTGAATTGCAGCGAATTTCGGGAACGACGACCATAGGCAGGTCGTTAAGCAGGGCGAGGTTGGTCAGGATGCTTTGGTCGTGGCGGTGGTCAATGAATGATGGGTGGTTCGGATATTCGCTTGGGTCGTCATTCACGGCCTTGTCAACGTGCAGCCACTTGGACCATTCGTACATCAAGTCAATCGTGAAGTCGGTCTTGCGTAAGCCAAGGAACCCCGCCTCTACCTGCATTGGTTTCTCGTTAAAGAATTGAAGGCAGTCCATCAAAGCGTAGCAGTCGCCCTTGGTGTATGAGATATGGTTGTGAAAGTTCTGGTGCAGCAGGATGGGGTTGTCTTGCAGATACTGCTTGGCAAACTCAAAGCAGCCGTCCCCGTGCAGGTCTTGGGCATCAAGGTATAGCAGGGCTTCGTCCTCCTGCAAATCAAGCAAAGCGTCAAGGATTATTTGAGGCTTCCACCTCCACCAGTTGTTGCCCCTGCCCGGACGTTTTTCGTCCTCGGTTGTTGTAATCGGGAACGGATACTGATTAGCCTGCCCCCTCGCTGCTGGAAGGTATTCACTCGTTGCGTAATTGACCCCGACTAAGTACATCTCAGAACCCGTGAGAGTTTGCGAAGGCGTGCTTGAATGCAGCCACGTTGTAGGGAATATCAGCGAACCTCTGCGAGTATGCTCGTTCTAAAATGTGGCCGACGTAAGAAATAGCGACCAAGTCCTGCTCAATGCAGGCCAAGGTCAGGTCAAGGTAGGAATCGTCCCAAGTAAGCGTGTAGTTGGAAGTTACAGGCACGACGGGTTGATAGAACTCCTTTGCCCCCCTTCCAGTCAGTTGCTTGATGTGTGGCTCGTAATTATCGCCACACGACCAGTAAGGCACAACGTCCACAGACACTCGGAAATAGGCGCAGTAAGCCCGTTGGTCAAAGTCGCCTGTCTTGGTGAGGTCGTACTCGAACAGGTTCACGACATCTCCGTTCTTGATGTAGCCGTTCTTAGCTAAAGCGTACCATCCAGTCCAAGCAACGAGGTTGCGATGGCTCTCGATGTTGTCTGCTTCGTTCCTTGCAACGATATGGTCAAGGCCAGCCATGCCGTCAAAGTCCTTGAACCCAAGCATGACCCAAGTGTATGGGAAGAAGTCCTTGAACCTTCCCTCGGCTTCGCATTGCTTCACGATTTCCGTATCGTGGCAGAAGATGTAAGTTTTTGCCTTCATTTCTTGTAGAGGGTTAAAAGCATCCTGCCTCTTTGGTCGGTTGACCCCTTGGCTTCGTGTGGCTGCAGTTGGCTCGTAAGGTTGACCATCGTCAGCAGTTCGGCATCGTGGATGACCATCGTCCCACCGGGGTTGAGGGCTTTGTTGAACAAGGCAACCATTTCGGGAATCATGCCGTCCCCGTGGTCCGAGTCGTGAAAGATGAAGTCAAAAGTCCTGACCTCTTGCAGGGCCATGTGGCTCGGTTGGTTGTTCCATTCGACCTTGAACTTGGACAGGAGTGCTTTGCGCTTATCTTCTACGGTTGTGTCGGTATCGTAAACAACCACGTCAAGCCCAGCCAAGGCGATAGCGAGCGTTGAGTGTCCGAGGTAGGAACCCAGTTCTAAAGCGTGGCCTCCCTTGTGCTTCTTGGCTTCCTCGTAGATTTCAATGATGTGGTCCACCGCAGTCGTGTAGATGTGGGAGTAGTCCAAAGCCTTGAGTTGGTCGATGTGTTTTTTCATGTTAGAAGGTTATGACAAAGCGTTCGGGTGAAGGCCAGCCGGGGTTGGAATCAAAGACCTTGGTGTCGGGTTTCTTGCCTATCCAATGCTCGGCTTGGAATCGTTGGTCCCTTGCAGGTTCTCCAAGTTCCTTGATGTGGGAGGACTTAGCCCACCAAAAGTTGCCCCCAAAGTACGGATAGCCGTCGGGGTTGTTGTGGTCAGCCATGTGGGGGAATTGTTCTTTTGTAATCCAATGGCATCCGACCGCATCCACGCCTTCGAGCAGTTGCAAGCAGCGTTCCCAAGCGACCACGTTGAAGAATAGCATGGACCTGCCCCATAGTTGGGTGGTCAAGGATGGATTCGCAGCCCCCTTCGTGTGGGCGTACAGGTACACGGCTTCCTCTTCTTGGCTTGCCCGGTACATTTCAGTCAGCGTCGCCTGCTCCCAAGCGTTGGTCCGGGTAACCACGACCTTGACCTTATCGGCCACCATCGAGTTCTCCAACACCTCCTTGACCGCCTTTCGTTGTTCGGGTGGACCGACGATGCCGACCCTGATTTCATCCAAGACATTGATGAGGCCGTAGTTGCAGACCGCCATCATGTGTTGGTTGAGAATTAACTGCCAATTCCCTCCGCAGTAAACGTGGTAGTAGTGGATGACTTTCATAAGGTCCAAAGGAGGGTTAGAAGGGTGAGGATAAAGAAAACGGCTGCAAGCGTCTTGCCGATTTCAATTAGCAGGTCAAGGATGCGTTCGGGGTTCATATTGCGATACCAAGTAACCCACAAAGGAAAAGAGCCACCTTGTAGCCAATAATGCAGGCAATAGCCGTAATGACAGTCGCACTGGTTAGCACAAGTGTAAGCATAAAGAGGAACTCCACGATTCGAGGAATATCGCCTAAATTTACGAGGATTGTGTCTTTGATGTGCTTTAGGTTCATGGTTTAGAGGTTTAGTACTGCAAAGTTAAACCACAACATACTTCCCCGAGTTACTGACCCTTAACTTGTTAAGGGCCACATACCGCATCGCATCGCAGGCGTGGTTGAAGGAGTCAATCGGGACCCCCGTGTTCTTGCCCTCTTTGTCGGTGGCCCAAGTGTAGGACCGCAGTTCCTTGATGAGGTTGGTCGAGTCCTTGGTAACCTGCAATTTAAAGCGTTTCAGGATGTCTATCCCGTTCCTGACCGAATCGGGGCCTTTCTCCGCTGGCTTGATGTTAAAGCCTAACCGATAGATTTCCTCGATGCTCTTGGGTTCTGCTGAATCCGCCACGATCTCCCAAGCCCTTGTGATGCCCAGCGACCGCAACTTGTCTGCGATGTCTTGGTTCGTGAGGCCTGTTGCGTAGAGCAGTTCTTGGATGAGCAAGCAGTCCCCTTGGCGGTAGATAGCGACCAAGGCCGTAGGGTCGTTGCTAAAGCCCCAGTCAAGCCCAAGGGCGACAAATTTCGCACGGCTGACATCGATACCCTCCACGACCTCGAAGTCCTCGTATATCGCACCCTGAAGCGTCCCGACCTGACCGAGGCCATAGACCTTCCACCAGTTCGCCCAATAAGCACTCGTTTCGGCTTTGGTGCGGTTCAGTTCGATGTCCCTCCTAATCGTGTCGGGCAGAGCCTCGTTGTCCTGATAGGTCAGGATGAGCAGTTCGGAATCGTCCTCACGCAAGACCTCGGTATGCGCCCAAAATTCGTGGGTCGGGTTGAAGTCGATGTAGATGGCATCGCTGGTACGAATGGCTAACTGGTAGTAGGATTCAAAGTCGATGTTGTTCGCCTCGTTAATGAATAGCACCTGCCTCCTTGCACCCCGAAGCCTTGCCTCTTGGTCAGCCGAGAAAAACTCGATGGTGCTACGGTTAGCGAACTGGTAGGTCAGCAGGGTCTTGTTCCACCTTGACGGAACGAAGATTTCCTTGGCGATCATTATCTTGATGAAGTCCCGAATCGCACCCCTCCGAAGGTGAGGCACGGTTTCCCCTACGATGCTGATTTCGGTCTTCTTCGTGCAGGCTTGCTTGATTAGGACGCAAAGGATGCTGAAGGTCTTGGAGGCCGATGTCCCTCCTTGGATGACCCTCTTGCGATGGGTCAGCGATTCAATCTTCCGCTTGGCGGTGGTGTTTATGACCTTCATTAATCATCCTCGGTCCATTGTTCAATAAAGACCTGATTCTCCTGCTTATCCACCAAAGAGTTCAGCCGTTGGGTGATGCTTGCGTTGTATTGACCGACCATACCCCCCTCAATTTGGTCTTGACGGATGACTCGCTTTATGCGTGAACAGATGGCTACATAGTCGTCATATCGCTTGTCCCTGTTTGTAAAATAGGTCCCAAGGTCCTCAATGATGCCTGCATCCGCACACCAGTTCTCAAAGCCTTCCAAGGTCAAGGGTCGCTCCAAAGGCTCATGCTGGGGGATAGCATCCTTGCCGGGGAATACCGTCTTGGTCCTTGGGTTTGCCTTGACCTGCGAGCGGTATGCCTCAAAGTACTCCCACATCTTTTCGGGGGTTTCAATGTATTTGCCGTTGCCCTTACTGGTTCCCATTAGTATTCGATTTTGTCGATTAGGTCGCTTATCTTGTTTACGATTTTCATTTTCACTTCGTACTGGTTCGGGGCATTGGACTCATCCACCGCTCCGATGCAGTCGCAGAGGGTTGTAATGACCATCATGAGCGAGTCCATCCGAGCCTGCAGTTGGGCCTCTTCGTCATCCTTCGCCTTCGAGTTCGCCAAGTTCCCGGAGTTTATTTCTTGACCATGAGAGAGCCGACTTGCCACCCCACAACAAGTACGAGATGTAACCGCAGTCGCTGGTGTCATCAGCGTTGTCGTAGTAGGTTTCAGCACGGGACAGGTAGGAGTGCATCCGCTTGATGGTTTCGAGGGAAATTGCTTCCCCGTTTGCTAACTGCTGCGCCCTGACCTTGCCCGTCTGCGTCGCACACTTGTTGCCGTTTCTTTCGTTGAGTTCTATCCCTCGCTTGGCATTGGAGCGAATCTCTTGGCCGTAATCCGAATAAGACTCGAACTGCTGCCTCTTGTGATTCTCCCACGTTGAGCCACAAACGGCAAGCCGTTGAGCCGTATCCGGGAACTCTGCATTGGCTTCGTTGTTGGACATACAACGACCGATGAAGCCTTCCTTGCTTTCGTTATCCTTCGGAATTGGTAGGGGCATTCAGGGAGTGGTTTATGGTGTTTTGGTTGGCTTCGAGGAACAGGTCCGCTTGAAGGTAAATGTATTGGAGAGCCGATTTTACGCAGTCTGCGCACCACCAATTCGTAGGCGGTCGGCCGTGAGCGGTCAGGATGGCTTGCAGTTCCCCAACCGCATCGGGTGGCAGTCGCATCGTCAGGGATGCGATGTACTGGTCCCAATACTTGCGATGCTTTTGGGCAACGATGAACTGGTCGGTTGTCATTTGAAGGTCCATTCCCGAATGATTATTGCGGTGGCAGATGAGGCGAGGCCGAGGATCGGGGCCAAGTACCATTGGCACGTTGGCAGGGTCAGGGCAACCCCAAGCCAAAAACCAAAGCAGGTCATGCAGGAAAACGGCTTACGCTTGGCAAATGGCAAAGCGTAGAACCATCCCGGCAGGACCCGGAACTCCACGACCGCAAGGGTCGCTAAAGCACTAATCAGGATTGGAAAAACCAGTATATCCATTTGCTTCGATTGCGGTTTTGATTTTGGCCTTGGCCTGTTCGATTGAGTAAATGATGCTCCGGTACGGGATGCCCGTTTCACGGGACATGGCTTTCATATTGCCTGTTTGCATTAACAGGTTCAGCAGTTCCTTGTCGTAAGGGAACGCTCCGTCCTTGGCCCAAGAGTCCATCTCTTGCTGGGCGATGGCCCAAAGGTCATCAAGCAGGGAATCGTAGTCCTTGCCTTCTTCTTGGGTTTCGGGATCCACTTCGACCCGCTCGTCGTGGTGGCGGTACTTCTTTGCGAATTGGTTGTTGTTGCCCCGGTACAGGTTCATTATCAAACGGACGATGTAGAAACGCAGGTAACCTTGCACCTGCATCTTGGTGATCTTGTCGGGGTCTTTTTCGAGCAGGATTAGGACGACCTCTTGCTCGAGGTCCTTCCAAAGCGGATTGCCCCCCGTGATGGTGAGGCAAGCCTTGCGGATTTCTCCGCTTCGGTACAGGTCAAGGACGATGCTCTCTGCGTTCACTCACGCAAAGATGGAGAGCGCTCTTCCTAATGTTGCAAAAAATCCCGTGTCCTGTTCAAAACTTGTGTACGAAGGAATTTAATGTCGGGTCTTGCTCTCATGTTTATCGCAAGGATTTCGAGGTTATGCATGACCGTTGCGTGGTTCCTCTTGATGATACGCCCGATTTGGCAGTAGGTGTACAGGTATTCGGAGTAGGCGATGTCGGCGAAGATGCTTCGAGCAAGGACCAGTTCTTGGGTCTTGACTTCGCTCAAGATGTCGTCCGGGCTGACTCCGACAACCTCTGCCGTGTAGCCGAGTATGGTGCGAGATATTAGGTCCATGGTTATGCCGTCTTGGTTGAAAGTTCAATTAGTTTTTTAAGGCAGGCGTGTTCTGCTTGTTCGTGAGTGTCACAATGGTACACTAAAGAGGATTGAACAACAGCGTTGTAATGGCCGTTGTCATACTCAATAAAGTGCCTTAATCCGTGCTTCTCCCTGAACCACCTGAACGCTTGTTGGTAGAGGGGGGCAATACATTCGGCTTCATCCATGTCATTCCAAAAATTATCCTGCTCAAACCATAAAAAGGTTTGCTTTTGATTATACCAACCAAAACAAAGCTCATCAAACCCAAGCCCTTTGAGCGCAAGGGCTTGTTCGTAGGGGATAAATTCGTTTTTCATTTTGTTTGGGTTAGAACGGGTTTGGGGGTAGAGGCATCCAATGGCTCACTTCAATTAGGAACCAAGTTTGATGCTCGTAGTACCAACGGCCGTCGCCCAGCCATGCGTAGGCTTGATTCATGTCGGTCGTAAAAATCAGGACAGGCTCGTAAGGTGTCGGCATTCGGTCCAAGCATTTAATCCATTCCATGATCAGGCGTTTTTGGCTTGGAGGATACGACCGAGCAGGGTCCAGTTGACGGACCAAGCCTTGATGGTTTCGCTTTTGTCGGGACGGTTGCAGTTGACGCACTCCTTGCGGATATGCAGTTGCCAGCGTCGGAAATCGGTTGGTGTGGTTTTCATGGGTTTGGGGTTTGGTTGGTAAGGTTAGAGGCTGACGCTGGGGGAGGTTTGGTAAGACCAGAGGCTGACGATTGGTTCACAATGAATGCCAGACATCAGACTTGTCAGCAGAAATAAGCGCATTATCTCTTTCAGCTTTTAATCTAATTTTTTGAGCGTGTTCTAATTGAATTAGATTTACAATTTTTTCGGTTGCTTCTCTAAACTCTTTTTCAGTACCGTCAAGATATTTTCCTAAAATACCTCTTACTTCTTCTGTAATTTTCTTTTTTTGAAATCTCATTGCGTATAGTTTTTGGGTTTTTCTATGCATTATACCCGAATGCGTATAAATTTTGGGTTTTTCTATAAATTATATCCGATTGGGTATAATACAAATCTACACATCTATTCCACACTTGCAACCTAACAGGTAGGGTTTTCTTCCAATTCTTTGACGAAGGCCTTGAGTATCTTAATCAAGCCATCCCTTTCGTCGTCGCCTCGGAAAACGATTTCAATCTTTTTTACTGGCTCAACCCTTGATGTGTCATCGTTCACATAGCATTCCATTGATGTTGACGCCATATCTTGAAAGGTCATAGCCACATATCCTCCGTGTCCTGCGTCGCCTCCTTGATAGCCTGTATGCTCCAGAGTTGCGTTAATGATGCAAAGGCCGTTGTGTTCTAAAGTTAATTTTCTCATTTTTTGGGGGTTTAGTTGTTTGGTTTAATTGGTTGTAATTACTTTTTGAAAATCCTCAATGCTCCTGATGACCTCGTATCGGTAGCCTGCCTCTTGGACCACTCCCTGCCACCACTTCTGCGACAGGGACTGCTTTCCCTTATTGGCTTTGAACTCCAAGAAGATAGCCCCTTTGTCCGATAGATAGGTCATGTCTGCAACTCCAGCGGTCAGGCCGATTCCTTTGAGAAAATGACCATTCGTTCGGCTTCGTGGGTTGTTGAGGTTCAAGAACAACCGCCCTTCTTCGTGGGGCTTCAAGAGTTTGAACAACTTGACGCAGGCTGCTTGCAGGGTGTATTCGGGGGTCATAAAGGATATTCGTTTGCTTTGGTGTAAGGTAGTTGGCATTGGACTTGGGCGATTCCAAGGCTGCCGTTCCTGTTCTTACGAAAGATGACCTCCATAAGGTCCTGCTCTGCGTTCTTATCGTGTTCGTAGGGGCGGTACACAAAGGCGATTTTATCGGCATCGAACTCCAGTTGCCCGGTTTCCCTAAGATCGGACATGATGGGACGATGGTCGGACCTGCCTTCGGTTGCCCTTGAAAGCGAAGAAACCACGACCCCGAAGACTTTTTGCCTCTTGCAGATTGCTTTGAGTTGCTTGCTGATATTGGTCATCTGCTCGATCTTGGGCTTGGGTTTGTCAATCTTGGCAGGTTCTACAAGTTGCAGGTAGTCGAGGTAGAAACCAACGATTCCGAACTTGGCCTTGAGTTTAGCAATTTCGCCCTCGATTCGGTCGAGGTTTGCTTGGTGCAGGTCCACGATGTAGAGAGGCTTGCCTTTGAGTTGATCAGCCTTTTGTGCCAAGGTCAGGTACTGCTCGGTGCTTATACGCTCATCGGGCTTTAGGAATGCAGAGCCGTCCATCGTTCCAAGGTTGGAAAGCATACGCTGGGTCAGTTGGTCTGCTGACATCTCCATCGTGAAGAACACGACGGGAATATCGGCCATGGCTTGGTTCATGGCTATCTGCAAAGCAAGCAGGGTCTTGCCCATTGCAGGACGACCACCTATGAGGATAAACTCGGAAGGCTTAAACCCGGTGCAGATGTTGTCGAGCGGTCGGATGAAGGTTTGGTAGATTTGGTCCTTGCGTCTGCCTTCCCGGACCTCGTTCATATTGGCGAGGAAGTCCTTGGCAAGTTCGTGGGCCGATGATTCGGAGGCGTTGGACTCAACTGCTTGGATGGATTGGTAGCGTTGAAAGGCTTTGGGTATGTCCCTGTCATGGGCGAGTTCTTCCATGATTCTCGCTTCTTCACGTTCCTTCCAAAGGTCGTGCAGGTCGGATGCGTAGGTCTTCCAGTTGCTGACAAGCCCTGCTTCGGGGTCGATGCCTTCAAGTAGGACATGGGCTTGGCCTTGGTCGGCAAGGTGTTTGTAGACGGTAACGATGTCAATCTCTCGCTCTGCTTTGTGGAGGGACTCGATAGCCCGATACAGGAGGACGTTGTTGCCCGTGAATAGGCGTTCAGGGATTTGTGTCAGGAGGACGGTTCGGTTTACGAACTTGTCCATGAGGCAGCCGAGCAGTTTGCGTTCAGCGGACAACTGGTAAGGGTTCATCATCGGAGGTTAGGTTTGAGTATGCAAAGTTAGGTGTACGCTGGATGGCTTGGTCCTCCCATCGTTTGCCGTTGAGGTAGGTGGAAGGATGCGGAACGAATTGTGCAGGGGTTTCGGAATAAAGGCGTTGAATGTTGCTGACTGCCAGTTCTTGCTCGGTCTTGGTTAGACGTAGGAATGAACGCTTGGCTCTTGCCTTGTCGGTCTTCCTTGGGAATGTTGTCCAAAATTGGTCAAACCTCTGATCATTCTCATTCTCCTTTCCATTGTCCTTTTCATTCTCCTTTTCATTTCCATTCTCATTATCATTTCCATTATCATTATACATTAGGTTAGGGGATGGTTCGGGTATGGTTAGGTCTTGGTTAGCCTTTGGTTTCCCACCACGCAAACCTGCTTCGTATTTGCGCTGATTAGCAGCGATTTGCGGTTTTATAGCCTCCCATACTGCCTGTGAGTAACGTGTGAGTTCAGGCTCAACTTGGTCAAGTGCGTACGCAATTATTGCGTGATAGACCTCCAGTTGCTCACTTGCTTCAAGGTGCTGGATGCTGCGTTGGAACGAGCGGTAAAAGACGAATGAATCTCTCATATTGGTAAAAAAAAACCCCGACTGATTGCAGCAGCCGGGGCAGGGGTTAGAGAATGAACCCTTTATCGGTAGCACCATTTGGCTGCAATTACAAATGGGCTATGTATGTAAATGTATCTAAGGCACAAATTTACACTAAAAAGGCAGGTCCGAGCCTTGTTTTTGTGAATTTTCTTGCTCTTGCATCGGCTCCATTTTACCTGATAGGAACTTCTTTCCGTTGGCTGCTTCTTTCAGCCAGCAGGAGAGTTTCATCTTGGTTCCGTCAGGAAGGACCGCATCGCCCCGGTAATCGGGACGCTTAGGGTTGTCGCCCTTGTCGTTAGCGAATAGGGTGAAGGTGTTGGGTTGGGGGGTGTAACTCATGGTTGGGGGTTTTGGTTTTTGGGTTTAATTGAGTAAGTGCAAAGGGTTCTCTCTACGACCTCTCCAGAGGCCCGTAAATCCCTTATGATTCGGTAGGTGGCCCCTTTGCTCGTTCCAAGCATCTCTTGCAACTGAGAGGCTCTGAGAGGCTTCTGCGACAATAACCGCAAAGCCTTGATGGTGTTGATGACTTGCTTCATTCGGCTTTATTTCTATAATTTTGAGTGTAATGATTTACAACCTGTTTTGCATATTGTGGATTCAAATAGGTTTTAAAATCTTCTATTTTAATGATTCCCCAAAAGCAAGCGATGCAGAAATCTTCCCATTGCTTTGCGCCAAGTTTTGCCTTTAAAAAGTTGACCTGTTCTGGGAAGTCCAGTTCTTCTTTGCACTCTCTAATTGATTCATAAAGCAAAACCATCTTAGAATCCATACCTTTCCAATGAGCAGAATCACCAATGGTTTTCTTGGTAAACCACTTAAAGTACAAATCACCGCTCAAAAATTCGCTTTCAACATGGCATGGTTTACATAAAAGATGAAGGTTGTCAACCTCGCTGGAACCGCCAAGATTGTCGGCTAATATATGCGCACGTTGAAGTTGTGCAATAGCACCACAAGCAAAACAAACGTAGTTGTTATCGCTCCTGTTGCCTCCAATAAACAACCCTTGAAGCCAGTATTTGTTGTATTTGTTTATGAGTTTTCCGTGCCAATGGCTCCAAATAATAGCCTTGCTTGGCATTTTTCTTGGCTTGCTCATCGGAACGATACGGCTATGGACGCTTTCGTGGCCTTGGCGGTGCATACTGGAACCTGCTCGCCCGTGGATTCGTCAAAGATAGCGGTCTTCCCGGCTTGCCGAAAGGCTATCTTCAGCAGTTCCTCCCTCGCTTTCATTTGCGCTTTGAGGTCGGCATACACAACATCTTCCTCGTAGTTAGGCGTAAGGCTCCCTTCCTTGAGGGTTATCTCTGCACCAAAGGCTTGGAAGGTCTTGCCGTGCTTGCTGGCTTCGTCGGCTACGGTCTGCTCGGTCGCCTTGATGGTGGCTTCAAGAGCCTTGACGATGGCCTTGAGTTTGATGTGGGCCTCCACCGGGTTGACCTCGCCATCATTGATTCGGTCGGTCAGTTGCTGGGCGATTTGGGCGATTTCTGCCTTGCAGATGTCGCTCTTGGGGATTGTGATTAAAGTCGGGTAGGTCATGGTTTGGATTTGAAGGCTTGAAATACTTGGCTTAATGCCGGGGCGCAATAAATCCCCAAGGCATCGCATAGGCTGATGTACTCTGCAATGGTTAGGTGAATGACAACGATTTTTTCGGTCAGGGCTTTGACCAGTTCCTCGCCAAGGGTCGGGTACTTTTCTTTGTACTCAAGGAGTTTACGAAACTCGTCAGCGTTCATTTGTTGTAGTAGGCTCATGGTCTTGCAAGTTGATTTTGGATGAATTGGATGCCTTTCTCGAAGCGTGCAGGGGTCATGTGGTCGATGTCCTTCATGAACTTCGCCTGCTGCTCCTTTGGCAGTTTGTCAAGCAAGGCAAGGAAGTCAGCCTTAAGGGTTGCGGTGGTCAGTTCGTCGTAGGAAGGAACCAGTCCGAGTTTGTCGTTGAGGTCCAGCAAATTGGCGTTAGCCGGATTGGTGGGGGCTGTTTTGTGCTTGCCCTTGTACACATCAATCCCAATCCCAATCCATGAGGCGATTTTGGTGATGGCATCGGTGGTCGCTCCTTTGGCTGCGTCGCCCGGGTCGTCGTTCATAGACGAAGCGATGCACTCGTAGTAGATGTCGTGGGCAGGGATTGTGAAGACGGTCTTTAAGACTGCCGTGTATTCGGTCCTTTCTTTGCCGAATTTAGTCGTCCTTGTGGCGGATGTAATCGGACTTAACAGGTCGGTCTTAACGGACCATGCACCAACACCAAAGACTTGGTTTAGTCGCTCGGTTACGAAGATTCCCTTGATTGTTGAGAGGTTGTCTTTGGTTGGATGTGGTGCAATTGCTTCGGGTGGTAGAGGCTCGGCAATCTTGGCGAGTTGCTCCGGGGTGAGGTTTTTCATGGTTTTGAGGTTTAGTTGGTTAGGAGTGCGAAGATGAACCTTCCGAAGAAGGCGATGCCGAGGCAGGCGGTCAGCATGATGTAGCCCGTAACGAGGGCTGCTTTGAGTGTGGCTTTGGTTTCGTGGTTCATGGTTTTGAGGTTTGAGGTTAAAAGAATGTGCGTTGGCGAGCCGCACCCCTCGGTTGGTTAGAGGCTGGTATAGAGGCCCGTAACTTTGGTAAAGGTTGAAGGCAAAGAATCGAAGTACATTCCTTTGGCTTCAAAAACGGGCTTAACTTCAAGGTTTTTGTATTTGCAGATTTTGACGTCATATAAATCGGAAGAAGTCAAGGTTACATACATGATGTTGGCTTTTGGGCATCCTTTGAACTTTACGATTAGGGTGTCTTGGTCAGCAAAGCAGGTCGCTCCTGTCATTGCTAAGAATTTGTTTCCGCCAAGTGCTTTGAGGATTTCGGTTTGAGTTGTCATGGTTTTGAGGTTTTGTGGTTGGTTTGTA